AAAGCAGATGTAGGACAAAGAGCTATTGAAAAATTCTTAGGTAGATTAAGAGCTGGAAATAGAAGGCAATTAGGTTTGTTTTCTACTCCCGAAGGTTTCGGAACGTTCTATAATCTGTTTGTCCGAGAAGGTCACAAGGAAGATCGAGCACTCTACAAAGCTCGAACGGCTGACAACCCTTACTTGCCGCCTGACTTTCTACAAGCATTACTTGAAAACTATCCAGCTTCTTTAGTCAAGGCATATACAGAAGGCGAGTTTTGCAATCTTCAAACGGGAGCCGTTTATGACCGTTTTGACAGAACAAAGCATGTAACTGAAGATATGCCTGACCACTCAGAAGAAATTATTAGAGTTGGTTGTGACTTTAACGTTGGAAATTGCAACGCAGCAATTGGAGTAATCAGCAAAGGACATCTATACATTTTTGATGAGATTGGAGGAGCACATGACACCGACTCAATGGCTGACCAATTGCGAGAGAAGTTTAAACACAATACGATTTACGCATATCCAGACGCTTCAGGTGGAAACAGATCAACAAATGCTGCTAAGACCGACATCCAAATATTGCAGCAAAGAAGAATTGTCAACTTGTCAGGTGCAAGCAATCCTTACGTCAGAGATAGAGTTGCAGCAGTTCAAGCAATGTTGCTCAATGGAAAAGAAGAAATAAGATTACATATCCACCCACGTTGTAAGAAAACAATTGAGTCTTTAGAGCTTCAAGCGTATGCAGAAGATGGAACACCAGACAAAACTATGAACCTTGATCACATGGCTGATTCTTTAGGTTATTTAATATGGAAGGAGTTCAATCCATTACACATGAACGCAGGAAGAGGAACGGGTATTAGAATTTATTAGCTTTTATCTATAAACTATCTGTAACGTGTTGAGGTTCAATTGTGTATAGCGGATACAATCATTACAACAGAGAGAAGGCGGCGGCAGGTGTAACGGTTGAAGATCCTTGTTTTTCTTGGCAAACTATGGAGCCGCATTGGGTACTTACTGAGGATTTACAAAGCGGAACTTTTGGAATAAGGCAGAAACATAGAAGATATTTACCGCAAGAGCCAAGGGAGTTGGATGAGCAATATGACAATAGATTGTCTCGTTCTGTTGTTCCTCCATATCTACAACGCATTGAAAAAATGTTGGGTGGAATGTTGGTTAGGAAACCTGTTCGATTAAATGATGTTGGTGATGTAATTAGAGAGCAATTGTTTGATGTAGATCTACAGGGAAATGATTTAAACGTATGGACTTATGAAGTTAGTAGGCTGGCAATTCGTTACGGGCATGTTGGTGTTTTAGTGGATGCTCCAGCAGCAGGAGCAAAAGGCCGTCCATATTGGGTGACATATTCGCCTCGTGAAATATTGGGATGGAGAACAGAAATTGTTGATGGTATGCAGAAATTTACGCAGTTAAGACTTTTAGAAAAAGTGACAGAACAGGATGGAGATTATGGAGAGAAAGAAGTTGAACAAGTTAGGGTTTTAACCCGTGGTGCTTTTGAAATACACCGCAGGAATGAAAAAAGTGGTGAATATGTGCTGCATGAAGAAGGGACAACATCATTAACAGAAATTCCTTTTGCTGTTGCTTATGCAAACAGGGTGAACTTTATGGAGTCACGCCCTCCTATGGAAGACATAGCAGAATTAAATTTAAAGGCATATCAAATTCAATCAGACTTAGATAATCAGCTTCATATTTCAGCAGTTCCAATGCTTGCTTTCTTTGGTTTTCCTCAGACAAGTGAAGAAGTTAGTGCAGGGCCGGGCGAAGCAATAGCATTTCCTTCAGATGGAAAAGCTGAATATATAGAGCCAGATGGTAAAAGTTTTAATGCACAATTTGAGCGTTTAGACCGCCTTGAAAAGCAAATAAATAATCTAGGTTTGGCGGCTGTGTTAGGACAAAAGTTATCCGCAGAAACAGCAGAGTCAAAACGGATAGACAGATCGCAAGGAGATTCAACAATGATGGTTGTTGCACAACAAGTTCAAGATTTAATTGATAACTGTCTTTTATTTCATGCGAATTATTTAGGGAGCAACGAAGCTGGAAGCAGTTTTGTTAATCGTGACTTCTTGGCAGCTCGTTTAGATCCGCAGGAAATAGGAAGTTTGCTGCAACTTTATACGGCTGGAACAATCACGCAAGAAACTTTATTAAAGCAGTTAGAACAAGGGGAAGTATTAGGAGATGAGTTTGATGTTGAAGAAGAATTGGAAGCAACACAGCAAGCCTCATTGGTAGAAATAGATGCACCAGAGCCAGAGGCAGAAGAAGAAATGCCAGAAGAATCAGCAGAGCCAGAAGACGTTAGTGATCAACCTGAATAAATGGCAACTACTGTTCCTGTAGGTGAAGGAATACCGCCTGAGTTTTATCGCAATGCGATAGATCTAAATCGGTTTAGTAATAGTGTTTCCAAAAAGCTGGTCACTTCATATAACAATGTGATGTTGAAGGCTGTTAGCCAATTAGAGCAGATAGAAAGACAACCTTTAAGCAAACAACCTGCATATAAAACTGCAAGATTAAGAGCGTTAATTAAGCAAACAAAGCAGAGTTTAAATTCATGGGCTAATGGAAGTGTTGATGATTTAATTACGGAACTTGAAGGCGTTGCAAAAGTACAGGCAGGATTTATTGAAGGTCAATTAAAGAAATCAATTCCGAAAGGGATGGCTCAGAAAATTACAGATCAAATTGGATATTCTGTTAGGTCTGTTGCTGTTAGTCCGTCATTTGCTAAGTCTGTTGTAACTACAGATCCAACTGCTATAAATCTTGCTGTGTTAAAAAGTGAGTTAGCAGGAATTACAAAAGATAAAAAAGCTAGGACAAAAGGAACTTTTAAATTAACGGCTGAGCAAGGGCAAACAATAACGCTACCCAATGGGAACACGGTTAAAAAATCATTTCTAGGGATAGCACAGGCAGAAGCAAAACGATTAAATCAAGTGGTTAGAAGTGGGCTTTTGTCTGGAGAAACAACAACAGATATTGTTAAAGATCTAGTAGGAAATCTAAGAAAAGATCAAAAAGGAAGCTTAAGCCAACTACTTGCACAAGGAGGAGCTGCAACTAAAAGTGCAAACAATCAGGTAATGACAATTGTTAGAACAACCGTTAATCAAGTAACAAATACAGCAAGCCAAACTGTTTATAAAGCTAATCCTGATGTCACTGAAGAATATAGGTATGTTGCTACGCTTGATTCTCGAACTTCTCCAGTTTGCAGAGATTTAGATGGTCAGATTTTTAAATATAATCAGGGGCCAGTACCGCCTCAACATTTTGGTTGTAGGTCTACAACTGTAGCTGTTGTTAATTATAAAAAATATGGTTTTACACCTCCTCCTGCTGGAAAAAGGGCCAGCGTTGGTGGGCCTGTTCCTGCAAATACAACTTATGGAAAATGGTTATATGGTGAACGTGCAAAAGGTTCAAAGTTTAAAGCAGGAAAAGAACAGATTGCAGCATTAGGAGAACAAAAAGCTAAATACTTTAATCGTCTTGCAAATAAATATGGCCCTGATCAAGCACTAAAGAAATTAATCAGAGAAGACAATACAGAAGTTTCTCTGGCTCAGTTGCAAAAGAGATATGGAAAACCAGAAGACATAAAAGGAACTGTAAAGAAAGCAACAACAGCACCAAAAACAGCTCCAACTCCAGCAGATATTGTTAAGGATCTAGGAAAAACAACTGGAATAAAAAGTTCTCCTGCTATTGCAACAGAAAGTCTGGATATGTATTTAAAGACAAGTAAAACAGCTAAATCTATTCAAGAATTTGTTGACGATAGTATTGATGCTTTGGAATCAGTTGGAGGTCAAACAGCTAAAAACACTAAGAAGATGAGAGATTTCCTTAAAAAGTCAAAATGTATTAATAACTTTAATTTAAGTGGTGATAAATGGAATTTTGATCAAGCAACAGAAAGAATTTTAATAAAAAATAAAAAAGCTTTTGACGCTGCAAATCAAACTGCTAAAAAGTTTAATGAAGCTGGTCGGTTCAATACTAAATATGCAAGGGATGTAAGTTTTCATGCTGGAGCAACCACGAAAGCTTTTGAACAAAAAAATCTAAGTAGTGCTTATTTCAAAGATATGTTTAAACATATATTTCAGCCAGCAGGAGGAAGCAATGTTGGATACACCACTATGTATTCAACAGTTGTTAACTCACAAGTTAAAACATCATCTAAAAAGCTCACTAAAAAATTAGCTTTAAAAATGAAAAAAGCAGAAAATGATGTTTTATTAAATAACAAAGCTTATGCGGATTATTGGAAGGCTGGAGATTATTCAAAGCCTTCTCCTCCAAGTGAGTTGTTTGTTAACTCTTCAAAATTCAATACAGAAGGAATCAAAGAAATAGATTGGCTTTCGACAATGATCCATGAAATCGGTCATCAAGTACATTTCAAAGGTTCAGGTGCAGCTCCTTTAGCTAATAAATTTAAAAAGATGGGTGGAATGAACGCTGTTACGGGATATTCAAGAAAGAACCCAAGAGAATTGTTTGCAGAATCATTTGAGCAGTATGTTGTAAATCCTGAAGGCTTAGAAAAAAATGCTCCAAGACTCTATAATTGGGTTGAGGAAACTTTAAATAATGCTCTAACTGAATTATGAACACAGAAGAAGCTTTGCGTCTTTCGCAGCGTTTTCCAGAGGATAAAACTGTTCCAAAAAAGATTGCTAAAGCAATTAAGGAAAGTTCTGGAGAAGAAAAATACAACCTACAACGTATTGCGGAGGGCTTAATTGTTGACGCAATCACACCAGACGATATAAAACTTGTAGACAAGTATCTTTTTAATTAAATGCCACTTTCTATGTATAAAAAAAAAGGTAAGAAGAAAAAGAAGGGAGGTAAAAAGAAATGAAGAAAGGAGCAAGAGTTAGTTGGGTTTATCAAGGCGTTCGTACTTATTGCTGGTAAAAGAGCTTCTATCAAAACTGCATCTGGAGGAACAGTTACCAGAGTTGGAACTGATAAAGATCCTGTAATCAGAATTAAATCAGAATCAACAGGTAATGCTGTATTGAAAAAAAGATCCCAACTAAAAACAGCTACTAAAAAGAAATGACAGTTGCTAGAGGAAAAGAAAAATTTGCTGGATATAACAAACCAAAAAGGACACCTAACCACCCCACAAAATCACATGCTGTTCTTGCTAAAGAAGGAGACAAAACAAAGTTAATTAGATTTGGTCAACAAGGGGTTAGTGGCGCTGGAGATAAACCAAAAAGTAAAGCAGATAAAGCGAGACAAAAATCTTTTAAAGCTAGACACGCTAAAAATATTGCTAAAGGTAAAATGAGTGCAGCATATTGGGCTGACAAAGTTAAATGGTAATTCTAAGCTAATCTTGATAAGATAAATACTAACCTTGTGGGTTTTTATGTCTGACGAAACAACTGCTCCTGTGGAGCAAGCTGTTGATTCTGAAAAAGAGAGTCTAAAAGCTGAAAATGAAGCAATGCGTAAAAGAAACGCTGAGCTTATAGATGAATACAAAAAAGCAAAAGAAAGAGCTAAAGCTGTTCCTCCTGATGTAGATGTTCAAGCTTTAATTGATTTTAAAAATAATGCAGAACAAGCTGAACTTGAAAAGCAAGGAAAATATACAGAAGCAAGATCAAAACTTGAAGAACAATACAGAGAAAGATCAGCCGAAAAGGACAAAAAAATTACAGAACTTGAAACAAAAGTCCGAGAGCTTGAACTTATTTCTCCTGCCTTACAAACCTTGGCAGAAATAGTGCATGATCCAAGTTTAGTGTTAAATAATTTCCTACCTAAAGACAAAATAGAAGTTGATAATGGTGTTCCTGTTGTTGTTGATGGATATGAAAGAACGCCTGTTAATGAGTGGGCAAAAGGGAAATTACCTGATTACATTTTAAAGCAACCAAAACCCCAAGGTGGTGGTGCTCCTGCTGGTAGATCTAGCGGCGGTGAAATTCCTGCTGGAACTAAAAACCCATTCGCACAAGAAACTTTTAATATTACAGAGCAGATGAGACTTTATCGAACAGACAAAGATCTATATGATCGCTTGAAAAATGCAGTTAAACGCTAATATGGTTGCATAAGGCAAGGTTGTGCCGAGCCGTAAGGGTTTGTGACCCACATCGTAAAACTAATTTTAGGTAATTTTTCATGGCTACCGTAAGGTCAGACGTGATCATTCCTGAGGTCTTTACGCCGTACTTGATTGAACAGACAACTAAGCGTGATGCCTTTTTGGCTAGCGGTGTGGTTCAACCAATGGCTGAGCTTAATGCGACTGAAGGTGGTGATTTCGTC